CTTTCTAAGAGAAAAGAAAAAGACGGGACAGAAATTATAGGTAATATAATTCATTGTAAAAACCACAAGTCAAGATTAACTAAAGAGAATAAAATGGTTGATGTGAGACTTACATACGACAAAGGTTTAGATAAGTACTACGGTCTATTAGACCTTGCGTTAAAGTATGGTGTATTTAAACAAGTTTCTACAAGAATAGAATTGCCAGATGGCTCAAAAACTTTTGGGAAAACCATCAACAACGATCCAGAAAAATACTTTACTGAAGAAATTTTAAAACAATTAGACGAGGCTGCTGCCAAAGAGTTCAAATATGGTGTCGAAACAGACGAAACAGAAACTACCTAAACACGAAGTAGATTATGTTTTTGTTGAGAAACAAAACCAGGAGATGGCCTCAATTAAGTTGACAAGCGGACCTTATACTGATATAATATATCATTATGGTAATGTTCAATTTGCAAAAGAAGAAAATGAAGATGGTAACTTACCTATGATATTTGATTATACAGTAGATAAGAATTATCAAAATGCAGATACAGATAGTCAAGAGTTTATAAATCATATCGGAGATATTTTAGTACAAGTAATGGATCAGGAGTTGAATGGAAGAGAGAATTGAGAGAACAGCACTAAAGCACCTCATACATACAGAAACTTATGCTAGAAAGGCCTTGCCTTTTCTAAAAGAGGAGTATTTTACAGACAGATTAGAAAAGTTAATCTTTAGAGAGATCAATAATTTCTATGATAAATTTAATGCACCTCCTACAAATGAAACACTTGCCATTGAACTAAATGCAAGAAAAGATATTAACGATACCGAGTTTCAGAATATTACTAGTACAATCGCTACATTTAAAAAAGAAGATATTAATGTAGATTGGTTAGTACAGACGACAGAAAAGTTTTGTAAAGATCGTGCCATACATAATGCCATCATGGATGGTATTCAAATACTAGATGGCAAAGATAAAACACATACGCCAGAATACTTACCTGAATTATTATCAAATGCATTATCAGTATCATTCGATCAAAAGATAGGGCATGACTTCATAGATGAATCATCTGCTCGATATGATTTTTACCATACGAAAGAAGAGCGAGTCGAATTTGATCTAGACTTTATGAATCGTATTACTCGTGGTGGTGTTCCGACAAAGACTTTAAATATTGCCCTTGCAGGTACTGGTGTTGGTAAGACTTTGTTTATGGCTCATCTTGCAGCTGCAAACTTACTACAAGGTAAGAATGTATTGTATATCACTTTAGAAATGGCTGAAGAAAGAATTGCTGAGAGAATAGACTCTAATCTTTTGAATGTTGCTATGAGTGATCTACCTGAACTACCTAAAATGATGTATCAAGATAAGATTAAAAGTCTAGAAGAAAAGACTAAAGGTAAACTTATCATTAAAGAATATCCTACTGCTTCTGCTCATGCTGGCCATTTCAAAATTCTACTCAATGAACTTGCAATTAAGAAAAGTTTTAGACCAGATGTTATCTATATTGATTATTTAAATCTATGTGTATCATCTAGACTCAAGGCAGGGTCATCTGTTAATTCATATACAATCGTCAAGTCTATTGCTGAAGAACTTAGAGGTCTTGCTGTAGAACATGATCTACCTATCTTCTCGGCAACACAAACTACAAGAACAGGTTTTGGTTCTACTGATATAGGTCTTGAAGATACTTCAGAAAGTTTCGGTCTACCTGCAACGGCTGACTTTATGTTCGCTATTATATCTAGTGAAGAACTAGAAAAGAAGAATCAATTTCTAATCAAACAATTAAAGAATAGATATAATGACCCGACAATCAATCGTAAGTTTATGTTGGGTGTTGATAGATCAAAGATGAGAGTCTATGATGTAGAACAGGCGGCTCAAGACGATATGGTAGACGCTAATCAACAAGAAGAACCTGACAAGTCAGTATTCGATAATTCAGAAACAGCTGCAAGACTTAATAAGTTTTCAGACTTTAAAATATAATGGCTAAAAAGAAAAAGAAAAAAGTAGATAAACAAATCGAAGAGTGGAATAAACAAGTTAGAGCCCTTGGCGAAAAGAATAGAAACAAGTTAATGAAAGCTATGAGAAATAAAAATGCCTAGAAAAAGAAGAGAGAAGAGACCACCTAAAAGAAATGTTAAGTTATCTTATGAGACTGTAATGGTCAAGAAGAATAAATCAATAGTATATCAATGTATCGAGAGACCTACTGGTTCTATCATAGTTGAAAATTTCTTCAAAGATGATACAGACAAAATAACTAATCATCAAAACAAATATAAACAATGGGAACCTAACGGTGGCATTGTTGATTTTCTCACACTAGGTAAAATAGACGCTTGACAATTATACCATAATGTTATATAAATAGTGTTATGAAATACTTATCAGGCGGATATCAGACTACTATTAATTCTACTATAACAGAATTATTCCCAGCATTAGCATTTAACAACGGTCGTAAGTTAAATAATGCAGATCAAATGTATGATTACATTTTAGATTTAACAAAAAAGAAACAATTAAATACAAGTAAAAGTGGTAAGTCTTTTGTGAATAAAGGTGATATGGATGCTGGCTATGACTTTGTTAGAGATACTTCAAAAATTAGACCATCTATGTTGCAAGAAAAATTAAGTAATGCGGTTGGTATACAAAAATATTTGTACGAGTTGAGTAAAGGTAATCCCATTCAAAAAGTAGTGTGGGGTTATAGAGCAAAACCTAAAGGTGTTCCTGATAACCATGCAGGAGATATATTTGTTTTCTTTAAAAAAGGTAAAGTTTTAGGTATAAGTTTGAAGGCAGGTTCTGCCAAGTCAGCAGAACCAAAAATGAATAGTTATGTTAGAACTACAATTAAAAAAGATATGTGGGTTAAATCTGATAGAACTTCAGAAATAAAATTAAAGAGAGCATTATGGAATAAATGTTATTCTAAAATACCAGGTATGCCTAGAAGTTTAAATGCAGATAACTGGATTGATATTGCTGGTAAGGCACAGAAACCTAAACCTGAAGTACAAGCAAATGTTTTAAAACTATTCTTATCAAACCCCAAAAAGTTTGACGCTTTTTATAATATACAGAATCAAGTTTGTAGAGAACATATGTGTAATATGATTAATAAAGACTTAGAGGCTACTAAAGAATGGATAAAAGAAGAGTTTAGATTACAGACCCCAGGTAGTACTAATGATGTGCCTTTAATATTAGTTAAGGCTGTAGGTAATAGTGCAAGTGAACAAGGTGATAAACTTGCTAAAATATTTCCTAAGATAGATAAGGTTAAAGCATATTTAAATCCTTCATCTGTACAAGAATGGTTTATAGATGTTCATTCAGGTAAAGAAAAGTTAACTCTATTGATGACAATTAGAAGTGATAGTGAGTATAGAGAAGCAAAACAAAAAGGTAAATTAGGTGCATATATGGGGTTAAAGTTATTATATAGAGGGTACAAATAGTATAAATATTAACAAATGGAAAATAAATATTGCGAAGATTGTGGTCACGATTGTCCTGAAATGTGTCAGGACTCTGCTTGTGAGTGCAAATGTTGTGAATAATTGACTATATTATATTAATGGAGAAGGCGAATAATGCAAGGGTTTTTAGATTACCTCGTAGAGGCTAAAAATACCCACTTAGAACATTTAGAAGATGAAATAATAAATAATGGAAGTCGTGGCGCTCTAAACGCCATACAATTTTTGAAGTCTATAAGACAAATGTTTTCAGGTGGCGGTAAGAGAACGAGTTTAACTGTTAAATGGGATGGTGCACCTGCAATAATCTGTGGGACAAATCCTGATAACGGTCGTTTCTTTGTTGGTACTAAATCAGTATTCAACAAATCTCCTAAAATTAACTATACATCAGCAGACATCAGAAAGAATCATGGTGGTGCTGTAGGTGAAAAATTAGAAATCTGCTTGAGGGAGTTGCGAAAGTTAGGTATCAAAGGTATCTTACAAGGCGACTTACTATTTACTAAGGGCGAACTTAAAACTGCTACTTTAGATGGTGAAAAGAATATAGTCTTTACGCCTAACACTATTACATATGCAGTACCTATCGGAACTCCCCTTGCAAGTAGAATTGCTAATGCTAATCTAGGTATAATATTTCACACAACATATTCAGGTAAATCATTTTCATCACTTGCAGCTAGATTCGGTGCGAATGTATCTCGTCTAAAAAAAGTTAGATCAGTATTCTTTGATGACGCCGTTTATAAAGACGCCTCTGGTGCTAAGTTTGATTCTGGTGAACAGTCTAAGTTTGATGGCATACTAAGAATGGCTGAAGGCTCAGTAGGTAAAGGTTCAATCTTTATGGATAAGATTGCTAAAGATACTAGTATATTATCTATCGGTGTGCAGTTGAAGGCATACTTTAATTCATACATAAGAAAAGGTACATCACTAGCAAATACAAAAAAACTTGCTGGTCAGTTTGCACCTTTTTATAGAGATAGATTACAAGTAGAAATAGATAAAGTTAAAAGAGAAGATTCGAAAAGAAAATATATTGCAATACAAGAAGCAGGTTTAAGATTTATAAAAGGTAATAGTGAAGGATTATACTTTGCAGTTGCCACATATCTATCTTTACAAAGTGCAAAGTTATTACTTTTAAATAAATTAAGAAGTGTACAAAGTATAGGAACATTTCTTAAAACACCATCAGGTTTTAAGGTAACTAATCCAGAAGGTTATGTTGCAATCAAAAGTGGCGGTGCTGTTAAATTAGTTGATCGTATGGAGTTTAGTAGAGCAAACTTTACTCTTGCGAAAGACTGGGTGAAAGGGTGATAATAGTGCCAAAAACACTAAAACAGTTTTTAGAGGAGATGAGTAATGTAACCGTTGTTATGATAGGCGGCCCTGGGTCAGGTAAGTCAACATACTCAAAATATCTTACAGG